GTGTCAAGTGGGAGTGTGCCAGTTAAATATGTGTCACACTCTACCACGCATCGGGTATAAAATGCCCTATAATAAGTGTATAACAAACAAAGTTCCCAAAATGAACAAAACCCAAATCCTAATGAACAGAATCGTTCAAGTTGACAACTTCCAAAACATGGCATGTGTATGTGCCAACTTCGGAGAGTTTGTAGATGAGTTAGCAGAGTGGGGTGTCGATCACGCAGCAGGTATTGATTTTGATGATCCAGAGTTGGACATCTCCGCACTTGACAAGTTTATTAAAGCAGAAAACGGATATGTAAGGGAGGTGGCATAATGAGTTGCTTACAAAACGAACTACTACTTGAAACAATCTTTGAGGAAGTGCAGGAGGCATTTCCTTATTATGACGAAGAGAAACAAATCGAAATCGCAAACAATCGCTTTCAGGACTTATGCCAATGATTGAATTATTCATTATTTTCGGAGGTGCTTACGCTCTTTATACTGTAGGCATGGCAATCGCAACTCACCTTGATTATCAGGAGGTCAACAAAAAATGAACTACGACGAAATTCTCAAGTGTTACGAAGGTGTAACCGAACAGCATGCAAATACCTCTTTTGAGTTCGGTTTAATGAATGAAACCTACTGGTGTCTATTTCGTGAACATGATTTACTTGAGTATGCCAGTCCAATAACTGGCACACACTGACTTCACACCGTTGCACTTTCGGTTATAATAAGTGTATAGCAAACCAATTCCCTTTCTAAAACATGCGTAAAATTGAAATGATGATGAACTCAGCAATCAGATACAGAAAGAACTTCTCATCTGGTAATACTACAGTTCGTGCTTTCAGAGAGTCAGTTGACGTTTTTCTACACGGGAATCACATTGCATCACTTGATACAGCAACTCATGCTCTCACTCTTAAAGATGGTGGGTGGCAGTCTAACACCACGAAGTCAAGACTCAACGCACTACTTCAGGAGTTCGTGCCTAGCATGCGTATCTTTCAAAACGATTGGACATGGTACATCTCCGACAGTTTAGACGGTTCTAAAAGACTTTTCACATCAGGCATGGAGGTTTAATCCAATGCCTTTAACACACATCGAACACCCAGAAGACACAATCCTTACAGGTGATCTATCCGTATTAGATGCATTCACAGCAGACAATCATTATTCAGTTAAAATTGATGGATCACCCGCAATCGTTTGGGGAACTAACCCAGAGAATGGAAAGTTCTTTGTCGGCACGAAGTCCGTATTTAATAAGAAAACACCTAAGATAAACTACACGGTCGCCGACATTGAAAGGAACCACCCTGACTTTGAATTACAATCAATCCTGATCCGTTGCTTACACAGTCTACCACAGACAGACAGGGTTTTTCAAGGTGATTTCATCGGGTTCGGTGGATACAGAGACTACAAACCAAATGCGATTAGTTACACACTTGACGAAGTAACACAGGGTGCGGTCGTCGTTGCTCCGCATACAGCATACGCTGGTGAGGTTCTTAAGCACATGATCCCCTACCCACTTCGTGAGAAGTTATCTTCTGATGGTGTGACATTCATTCAACCCAATGCGTGGATCAGTCAGTTCGGATCAGCAATGGACATAAAGACGATGGTCGGGTTTGCTAAACAGATGGCAACCTTATGTGAGTTCGTGACAGAGAAAGAAGCACGACAGTTGAAACAGGATCTGAATGCATACATTAAAGATGGTGAAGAGGTGATCGCTGAAGAGTTTGCCAACTACCAACTGGTTCGCTTATGGTGCTTAGTTGAGAACATTAAGACCGAATACATGAAACTCATGAGAGATAATTTCAAATGTGAGTGCTACTTGGGCGGTGACTATGTAGACGGTGAGGGATATGTCATGACAGGTCGTCATGGTACATATAAATTAGTTAACCGTTGGGTCTTCAGTCATTATAACTTTAATATCATTCGTTCGTGACATCAGCAGTAAGGGGGTTTGATGCCCCCTTATATAAAAACGCACTGGGAACCTAATCTATAAACGACCCAAAGAGCGAGAGTGATATAAACCAGAAAACCAAAACATAAACCCCCAGTTGTAAAAAATTTTTTCGCTATATAAAAACGAACACAGGTTTCGTTATAATGAAAAAAAATTTCGACAATATTTTTTCGACCGTAGAGATCGACCCTATTACTGATCAGTATCACATTATTATACCCGAAGAGATCATACATGAATTTGACTGGTATGAAGACCTTGTGGTAAAATGGAATGTAGACAATGGAGAACTCTTTCTAACAACCGACGATGACTAAAACTCAAACAAGATCTTATCACATCTATTTGAATGAAAAATGTTTATTTAAGAATTTGAACGAAGAAGAATTTAATATGATATGGAGTAAATTATATACATCTTACTGGGACGACGACTTGACATATACGGAAATCACGAATGAAGAAGACCCACTCTGGGCAGAATCCTCTTATTGACAAGCACTATATAATAGTGTATGATATGAATGTAATTACAACACATTATGGCAAAAGGATTTACAGTAAAAGCAAAGACTCCTTCCACACAGAAGAAACCAGAATGGGACTACGATAAGGCAAGACAAATGATAAAAGGCAAGAGCGTTGTCTTTTGTTTACCTGGTAGAGGAGTATCTTTCACATTTTTAAAAGCATTTGTTCAACTTTGTTTTGACATTGTTCAATGCGGTGGGTCAATTCAGATATCTCAGGATTACTCTTCAATGGTAAACTTCGCAAGATGTAAGTGTCTTGGAGCAAACGTTCTTCGTGGTCCAAAGCAAATACCTTGGGATGGTAAGTTAAAGTATGATTATCAGTTATGGATTGATAGTGATATCGTTTTCAATAGTGAAAAGTTTTGGCAGATAGTATTAATGGATCAGGATATTGCTGCAGGATGGTATTGCACAGAAGATGGAAGAACAACCTCTGTAGCACATTGGTTAGAAGAGGACGATTTTCGTAGCAATGGTGGTGTGATGAATCACGAGACAATCGAAAGCATATCCAAGCGTACAAAACCTTTCACAGTTGATTATACAGGTTTTGGTTGGTTATTAATTAAGTATGGTGTTTTTGAGCACGAAGGTCTACCATATCCTTGGTTCGCTCCAAAGATGCAAGTCTTTGAGTCTGGTGAAGTACAAGATATGTGCGGCGAGGATGTCTCGTTCTGTCTTGATGCAAAGGATGCAGGTTTTGAAATCTGGTGTGATCCAAGAGTTCGTGTTGGGCATGAGAAGTCAAGAGTCATCTAATGTCTGATAAGTATAACATCTACATTCAGGACGAATGCAAGTTCTCAGATCTGAATCAGCATGAATACTTTGATATTATGGAAGACTTAGCAATTGAATATTATCAGACAGGTAAACCATTACCTACTGATATACGAACAGAAATACAAAAAGGAGATTAAATTATGGCAGTACGTACAAAAGTTGGTGTTCTTGGAAGAGAAGAAACCATTACAACCCCGAAAAAAACTCGTCAGGGGACAGGAAAACATACAAAATACTCGGCAACCTCGCGTAACTCGGCTCGCAAGAAGTACAGAGGTCAGGGTCGTTGAACTGTTGGCACTGTGGAACTGAGTTGATTTGGGGCGCGGATCACTCAATGGAGGATGTAAATGATGGAGAGGAGTCTGAATACGACTTCTTTTCTAATTTTACGTGCCCAAAATGTAATTCATATGTTGAAGTTTATCATCACAAATAATGTCTTGTTTAATTACGAATCTACCATCCTATGAAGTATGGGTAAGAAAAGAATATTTAACTGATCATAAGTATGGTCACGGTGAATTTGTCAAAGGAGTCTGGGTATCAGCGAAAAGTATACCTGGTCGGGCATTTTACTTTGAAACTTATTTACCAGAATATGCGGCAATGTTTGATAAATTGCCAATTTCCGCTTTTCTCTCGTCTCCGGAGATACCCGATCCTGATATGACACTTCATAACCTACAGTTTTGGAACTGTATGGACTATGGAGTCGTTGCAGTACAGAAACAATTCATCGGAAGTATGCATTATGAGGTCTATACTCGTGATTTTGGCACTCAAACAGGTACTTATATCTGTACTTTAGACAATTATCATCAAGATGTCGATGCAATTGACTAC